AGTGGCAGGCTCACCAGAACAAGCAGACGGCGCCGCTCGACGGCATGCCTATCGACAATTGGCCGATGCTTCGCCCGCATCAGGTCGCCGAGGCGAAGGCCATCGGCATCTTCACAATCGAGGCGATGGCGAACATCGGCGACGACGCCATCCGCAAGCTCGGCGATTGGGGCAGGCAAGCGGTGGAGCGCGCAAAGATGTGGGGCGACCAAGCCGAGGCCGGAGCCCTGGTCACAAAGATCATGCAAGAGCGCGACGATCTCCGCCGCGACATCAAACACCTGCAGGAGCAGTTCGACGATCTCAAGCGGGCATCCGAGGAGGAGGCCGCACGGCATCGCCGGGAGATCGCCAGCATGCAGGTCAACGCGATCTCCGCCGGGCAGGATGCGCCAGCTCCCAAGGAATTTATCCCTGCGACTGAGAGCGGCCACGTCGGCAGCGGCGATCAATTCACCGAGGAGGCCCCTGCCGCATGAGCCTCCTCTCCTCAGTCCAGCAGGCATGCAAGGAAACGGGCCTCCTCATCCCCTCGACCCTGATCGGGAACACCGACGACGAGCATGCTGTCCGTATGCTCGCCGCCGCCGAGCGCGCTGGGCAGTTCCTGGGGCGCATCGCCTTCCCGGAGATGGTCAAGACCCAGACCGTGACGACGGTCGCCAGCACGGCGAATTATGCCTTCGAGAGCGATTTCCTAAAGTTCGTGCCGGAGACGAGCTGGAACGTCACAAACACGCGGCGCATGGCCCAGGCGATCTCGCCCCAGGACTGGCGGCGCCTGCAGAACGGCTCGATCTCGATCTCAGCAATTACCGACGTCTGGCGCGTCACAAAGGACAGCTCGGACAATCGTCAATTTTCGGTCTACCCGACGCCCGCAGCCGTCGAGAGCCTGCTGTTTGAATACGTCATGAACACATGGTGCGAGAGCGCCGCAGGAGCCGCCCAAACGACCTGGACGGCGGACACCGACGTGCCGATCTTCCCGGACTACCTGCTGCAGCTTGAGGTCGTCTGGCGCGCCCTGAAGGCCGCAGGCATGCCCTACGCGGAGGAATATGCCGAGGCACGCGACGAGCTGGAGAAGGAGAAGGCGACATCGAGCGGCGCCAGGATTCTGAGCCTGAACGGCCCGGACCTGCGAGACCCGCTCGAATATGTCAATGTGGCGGAGGGTAATTTCACCCTATGAGCCTGATCGGTAGAGCAGTAAGGCGGTCGAACCCTCGTAAGCGGGTTCATGAAGCCTCGGTCGCGCAGACCCAGCCGGTCATGCAGCCTGCACCGATTCGCGGTCTCAATTCCCGCGACGCCCTGACGGCTATGGACCCGTCCGATGCGATCACGCTTACCAATTTTGTGCCGGGCGTCTCGAAGGTTATTCTCCGCAAGGGGCAGGACTCGCACGCGACAAATGTCGGTGCCGCGACGTCCGACGTGAAGAGCCTGATGGGCTATAAGAGCGGCACCACGGAACATATCCTCGGCGCCGCGTCGGGCAAGATATACAACGTCACGACGGCGGGCTCGGCGACCACACTGGGCACCGGCAAGGCGGTCGATGTCTGGCAACACGTCAATTTCGACAGCAAGCTCGGCATGGTCAACGGCACCGACACGCCGCTCAAATACGATGGCTCCGCGCTCTCGACGATGACGCTCACCGGCAGCGGCCTGACAGCGGCGAACGTGATCGGCATATTCGCGCACGAATCCCGGACCTACTTCTGGGAGGATAACAGCCAGGACTTCTGGTACTCGTCGGTGAACACGCTGGGCGGATCGCTGACTAAATTCCCGCTATCCCGCGTCGGCTCGCTGGGCGGCAAGCTCGTCTGCGCGGGCTCCTGGAACGTCTCCGGCGGCGGCGAGGATTGGGGCGGCGGCGGCATCGGCCAGGACGTCGCCGTGTTCGTTCTCGCTGGAGGTCAAGCGGTCTGCTATGTCGGCGACGACCCTGGATCAGGTTGGGCGCTGCTCGGCGTCTACAATATCGGCGAGCCGGTCCACGCCAGGGCAATCAGCCGCGTCGGCGGCGACCTGCTCGTCCTGACCGACGCCGGGCTGATCAGCATGACGGCGGTCGTGGGCCAGAAGAGCGGCGAGCAGTCCGACACCGGCAGGGCGGAGCGCGCCGGGATGATGACCGACCGCATCAGGCCGACGATCTCCGACGCGGTCCATGACAATAAGACATCGTTCGGCTGGCAGGTCGTCCATAGCGACCGGGAGGGCATCCTGATCCTCAACCAGCCCCTCGGGACTGCCCAGTTCGACCAGTACATCATGAGGCTGCAGACGGGCGCCTGGGCGCATTGGGATAACATCGACGCGGCCTGCTGGCTCAATTTCGGCGGCGATCTCTATTTTGGCGGGCTCGACGGCACGGTCTACAAATACTCAGGCACGACCGAGAAGGCGGGCTCGGCCATCGCGGCACGCGGCGAGCAGGCGTTCATGAGCCTGGGCGGCAAGGCCGGGACGTGCAAGGCCATCAAGCTGGTATTGACGACCGAGGATCAGGTCACGCTCGACGCCATCCCACAATTTGATTATGAGCGCCGCAATCTGATCGAGGGCGTCACGCTCGTCAGCGTGGCGAAGACCTGGGCGCAGATCGACCCGACTTGGTCGGAGTGGAACACGGTCTGGTCGAGCGCCGACACCAAGACGTTCCAGAAGTGGATGCTGCGCGGAGGACAAGGCGAGGCGATAGGCGGGCATGTTCGCATCTCGTCAACTGAATCGGTCGAGTGGCACGCGACAGGATATCGGCTCACAATCGGAGAGGCACTGATCTGATGGCTACCGCCCTTACAAACGAGAAACCGAAAAACACCTATAAGGACTTGTTCCACCTGGGCGCGGGCAACGTCGGCCTGACGGCATCGACGCCGCAGCAGGGCTACGACGGTCTCGGCAATCTGACGCCGTTCAAAATGGCGACCGACGAGCTGCAGATGACCCAGCCGCTGACGCTCGCCAATGGGGTCGTCGGTGCGCCGTCCCTCGCCTGGGCGAACAGCCTCACGACCGGGCTCTACCGCAGCGCCGCCGACACCATCGGCGTCGCGGTCGCGGGCGCGCTCGATTTCAGCATCGCGGCAAACACGTTCAACGTCCTGTCGGGCTCAGACCTGGACATCAATTCCGGTGCTACGCTCTCCATCAACGGCACCCTCGCCAGCGCGCTGACGGTCGCAAACGGCGGCACAGGCGCGGCGACATTGACCGACGGGGGCATACTTTTGGGTTCGGGAGGTTCGGCGATAAGCGCTATGGCTGTCTTGAGCGACGGTGAGATGATTGTAGGTGATGGCTCTGGCGATCCCGTCGCTGAAAGTGGCGCGACATTGAGGACCAGCATCGGCGTCGGGACAGGTGACAGCCCCCAGTTCACGGGTATCGAACTGGGCCATGCGACTGACACCACGATTGCTCGGGCAAGTTCCGGCGACATCACCATCGAAGGCAATGCGGTTTATCGGGCAGGCGGCACGGATGTAGCGGTCGCCGATGGCGGCACGGGCGCGTCAGACGCGGCGACGGCACGCACCAACCTCGGCCTCGGAACCGGCGGTAACCCTCAGTTCACGAGCATCCAACTTGGTCACGCATCCGACACGACCATCGCTCGCGTATCGGCTGGTGTGGTTTCGATTGAGGGCGGCGCCATCTACAAAGCGGGCGGCGAGGACGTTGCTGTAGCCGATGGCGGAACCGGCGTTTCGTCACTCACGGATGGGGGGGTGCTTTTAGGCTCGGGAGGTTCGGCGATAAGCGCTATGGCTGTCTTGAGCGACGGTGAGATGATTGTAGGTGATGGCTCCGGCGATCCTGTCGCTGAAAGTGGCGCGACATTGAGGACCAGCATCGGCGTCGGGACAGGTGACAGCCCCCAGTTCACGGGCATCACCGGAGGTCTAGTTTTCAATGAAACAGGCGCCGACGTTGATTACCGATTTGAGGGTGACACCGACGCTAATGTGCTTTGGATAGACGGGGGTCAAGACACCATTGGCATTGGCCGTCAACCCTCCAGCACTTCGACGTTATATGTTGGCGCTGGAGCAACACAGGATACCCAATACAACGTCATGGACTTTGGGTGTTACGGCACCGATCCAACACTACAGGTGGGTGGGTTCAGCGTCAGCACATCAGCGGTGGAGATACATGATCATCTCTCTGGCGGCGTGAGTGGTGGCTTGTGCTTGATCACTGGCGGCACTGACCCGCATACGTTCACCGATTTGGTGTTGTGGCATTCTCAGGGCGCGACCACTCCGATAGTCATTGCGTCGAAGGAAAAGAACACACCTTCCGCTAGAACTTACGCTCACAGTTCGGGGTACTTAACGGTCCAAATAGCGACTGGAACCGTCACCATGACGGCGCTTGGATTTTCAATGAGGAGTAACTAACATGAAGATTAACCCCCTAGCGGAACCTGTGATATTAAAGGTTCCTGGCGGCACATTGACCGCAACACACGCGGCGGAACTTATTGTCGATAAAATCGGTATTAGTCTGAAGCACGAGACAAAATATTTTGTGCTAAAAGACCCTGCCTTGGCGGGTGAGGATATGGGCGATTTTCTCCCGGTCGGCCCCTCCATTGTCACCGATCTGCGAGGTGACGCCTATGAGAATTTAATCAAGGAAGACGGCCCAAAGGCTCGCGGGAACTACTGGGTCAGCGATGTGCGGGCCGAGGTAAAAAAGCGTAAAACCAGTCTGTAGGTGATGTATGGCAACCCAGTATGAAGACCCAGTCGATGTCTCGAAGGAGGAGGCCATCGCACCCTACCGAGCGATCATCGGTAATCAGGCTATGGCGCTGGCCGATCAGTCCATTATGATAGACACACTTAGGTCGGCACTTGAAAAGGCAGCAGCCCGCATCGACGAGCTAGAACAGGCGGAAAATACGAATGACGACAATTTGGATTCCTGACACCATCGAGGACGAGCGCCTACTGGCGGCGTTTGTCGCCAAGCGGCTTGCGCTGACCAATGTCCGGGACTTCCATACCATCGGCGTCGTCAGGGATAAAAAGCTGGCTGCGGCCTGCTTGTATATGAATTACCGAGGCACCGATATCGAGATGTCGATAGCCTCGCAAGACCCGAGATGGGCAACCAGGGGCGCCATACAGGCGTTCCTGGACTACCCCCTCTCACAATTGGACTGTCGCCGGGTGACCGCTATTTGCGCGGCTGGTGACGCCATCGCACGCAAGTTTTTGAAGCGCGTCGGCTTCCGCCATGAAGGCACCCTGCTCGACGCGATGGATGACGATCACGCCATCCTCTTCGGCATGACGCGGCGCTGGTATCACAGTGGCAAATGCAAATGGAACGGAGCCCATCATGGGGAAAAAGAGCGGCGGGAGCAGCGGAGCAGCGCCTGTTGACCCGGCTGCGCTGGCACGCCAGCAGGCCGAAGCCAACAGAATAACGCAGTTTTTACCGACCGGGAATCTGGTCTTCGGCGACACCTTCGAGACCGAGGACTCTGAGTTTACGACCGAGCGTCGGCAGACGGGAACGGAGCGCGTCCAGACCGGCTTCACCGGAGGCGGTCAGGGGCAGACCCCGCGCCCGGTCTTCGAGGATCGTCCCATCTTCGAGGACGTGCAGGTCGCCAATCCTAATTTTGATCCAAACAACCCAACCAACACTTTGGGCTTCAAACCAAACGTCAACCACGCCGCCCTGCGCCTTGAGGAGAGCGAGAACCAGCAGGCAATAGATCGGAAGAGCACACGTCT